CACAATGCCAATCATAATATTGATTTAATTTATATTTTGTAAACTGACAAGATTCCGATCTGTCCCATTCAAAATTCCAACCAGCGTTTTTGTTAGCCATATGTACATATGGATGTAATTCTTTATATATCCAAGTATCATTCAACCAAACTAAATCAGAGTTTCGTTTTCTTTTTAAATCTAATACTTCTTCTTTTTTTAATTTTCTATCACCATAACCACCAGTCCTAGCCATAACTTCTTTTTGTGCATTTGCATATTGTATTACTTCATCACAAAATTTAGGTGTTAATGCACCACTAAAATACCAATAATAATTAGATATATTCATAAGTTATTGTTTGAACAAAGTTTAAACTATCTTTTTGATTATTAGTTATGTAGTACATATTAGTTGATGGAAACATTATAAAATTATTATTTGTTAACGGTATGTCCCAGCTTCTGCCTTTACGCCTATTATCTTCATAATGTATTCTAACCATACAATTTTTAACATTTACACCATAAAGAAATGTGTAATCAGGAGAGTTTCGTAAATCTACTGGATCAATATTTAATAGGGGTGTTGTTATTTCTTGAGGTTTATACATGTTACCCCATATATTTTTATTAATTAAAGTAAACTCATAATTTAAATTTATATGTTCTCTTACATAAGTATTTAATTTATCCAACTCTTTTGAAAATGGAAAAGGTGAATCTGTAACATTTGAAGTTAATATGTCTTGTTGTAATTTATCTCGATCAATGTCCCAGTCTTTAGGCATTGCCACATCACCATGATATAATGCTATTTCAGATAATACTTTCTTTTGCATACCACATACCTTTGTAATTTACGCTGGCGGGTCTGTCAAGTCCCAAGACTGGCCCTCTTCATTCCAAACGTAATATTTATTTGCAGTTTTTTCTTCTTCTGTTAATTCTGGTTCATCACCAATTGGTGATTGCCATCTAGCTTCAGTTGTATTTTTTACCCAAGATGCGTATGGTTTTTTAGGAAAAAACATATTATTATCTTCGTCCCAAGTAAAACCTATGCCAGCATAATTTCCTCTAAAAGGTGTTCCGCCTAGTTTATGTGTATTTTGTATTGTGTTATATGAAGTTTGAATCCACATTTCCGCAGGCCAATTATTGTGTAATTCTAAATATTGTTGACCTACTGACTCGTCCTCAACACCATCAGCGTTTAACATATCTTTATTGTCTAAAGTTAATACTGATATAACTTTTCCGTTAGTTCCTAATTTTGCAAAATGTGCCATAATATTCTCCTTATATATTAATTTTAATTATCATTCAACCGTTATGAACCTTGAAATTGATATCTTATTATTACTATACCTGAACCACCTGTGCCTGCTAAACCATTAGGAGATGAGCCTGGGTTAGGTCCAGCACCACCTCCGCCACCACCTGTATTTGTAGTTCCACTACCAGCTGCAGAAGGTCCTTGATTTCTTGCACCATCTCCACCACCACCTGCACCACCAGCACCTATAGGTCCAGGACCATAAAGTCCACTACCACCACCACCTGCATAATATCTTACTGATCCAACAGGTCCAGGTGTTCCATAACAAGTGGATGTAGTTATAGCTGAATAGCTTCCTATACCACCATCACCACCTCCAGGTGATTTACCATCACCACCAGTTGCTCCAGCACCACCACCTCCTCCAGAACCATTTGCATTAGGTGTTGGACTTGATACTGAACCTCCAGGATTTCCTTGAGCTGGAGTTACAGGAGGTGTATTACCTGCACCAAAACTTGAAGATGGGCTGTTAGAACCTGCACCACCACCAGATCCACCAGAACCAGCAGGGGTACTATTACAATTGTCTCCAGGACCACCTCCACCACCACCAGCGGATGTTATTGTTGAAAAAGTTGAATTTACACCATTTCCACCAACTATAGCTGACGGAGGAGAACTTCCAGCAGTTCCACCACCTCCTACAGCTATTGAATATCCTTGCACTGACACTGGTAAAGCAGCTACAGGAGCTGGAGAAGAACTTAATGGAGAAACGGTATAATTGCCTGATGCAGTTCCACCAGAGGCTCTAAAACCTCCAGCACCTCCTCCAGCACCGCCTTCAGTTCCACCGCCACCACCACCGCCAGCTACAACTAAATAATCTACTGTATCTACACCTTGAGGATTACCTGAACAAGAAACACAAAATGTTCCAGGACCTGTAAAGATGTGTATTTTATGATTACCACAAGTAACCACTGCATTACCACCTGTCGCTGCAACATATTTTGGTGCTTGAGCTTCTGATTGTAAACCTGAATCTGTTACTAACCAACCTTTTGTTGAATCTATAAAAACTAATGTTACCGCAAGACCCTCTTGGGTTAAAGGCACATTAGATGTATCACCACCAATCTTATCTGAACCATTTGGAACAAGTGTTAAATTTTTTGCGGGGAAAGTTCCTGCATAATCTTTAAATCCAACAACTGCTCCAGCAACTCCTGCAGGAAGATTAACATTAAAACCACTCCCGCTTGATGTGTCTACAAAATATCCTTCACCAGCAACGGCTGTAAAAGTTGTTGTCTTAACTGTTGTTTGCCAATTAACAGCACCTGTTGCTCCAAAACCATTTGCAGTCCCATTGTTTGTAATTGTTACACCACTAGGAATTGTAAATGTATCTCCACTATCTCCTAATGTGGTTGTACCACACGCTGTTCTTGGACTAATTTTATTTCACTCATAAGTTACCTATTGAAATTTATACCTTATTATTACAATTCCGCTACCACCATTTCCTGCAGCTGCTGGATCTCCTGATGCACCTCCGCCACCACCGGTATTACATGATCCTGCAACTCCAACTGCACCACCGCCTGATGGTCCTGGAGCTCCCGCTCCACCTCCACCAGTTCCTCCTGGTCCAGGTCCTCCTGATGTATTAAAAACTCCACCACCACCACCAGCATAAACTGTTGGTGTGGCATTAATTGAGGTTGTTGCTCCGTCTCCACCTTTACCAGCTGCTGGTGAAGGTCGAGGATAATTATTTTGTCCTGCTTCAGTTGCTCCACCTCCGCCGCCACTTGTAGTTGCAGCACAAGGGGGTCCTGATGGATTACCCGCACCAACCGGGTTACTTCCGTTACCTCCAGGAAAACCTTGAGATGGACTTACAGGGGGCGTGTTACCCACTCCTCCTGTAGTTGGTGATTTAATTAAAGAATTATACACAGCAGCTCCACCTGAACCTCCTGGGCCTTGAAAGCAAGCGTAAGGGCTATTTCCACCACCACCTCCACCACCTGTGGATGTTACGGTTGAAAAAATTGAAGGAACACCTCTGTGTCCACATCTAGCTACTCCTGGTGATCCTGCTCCACCAGCTCCACCACCACCAACTGTTATTGGAAAAGCTGCAGCAGCTGTAATTGATATTGATGTCCCTCCTGGATTACCATCCAAAGGACTAGCAGTATAAGGTGTTACCGGACTTTTAAATTCTCTAAATCCTCCTGCTCCACCACCGCCACCCATACCTGTTCCACCACCGCCACCACCAGCTACTACTAAATAAGAAACTACACCATTTGTAGGGCTACCTCCTACTGAAACACAAAATGTGCCTGGTCCTGTAAATGTGTGAATTTTATCATTACCTGATGTTGTTATTGTTCCTCCTGTAGCTGTTATAAAATCTGAACCACCTGCCGTAAATTCATTTTCGTGAACTGTTTTCCAACCAACTGTTCCATCAACATAAACAAAAGTTAAACCTTGACCTTCTGTACTTATTACTAGACTAGCACTTGCAGTTCCACCATTAATTTTTTCTCCACTTGCAGGTGTGACTGTAAAATTATTATTATCAAATGTTTTATTATAATCTTGTATTGAAACTATTGCACCTGCTGAACCAGATGGCATAGTCATTGTCACAGCACCTGATGTAGTGTTAACAAAATACCCCTCACCATTTGCTGCAGTAAAATCTCCTGTTTTAGGAGTTGTTTGCCAATCAACAGTCCCTGTTCTTCCAAAACCAGACTGACTAGCACCTGTTCCTAATTGTACTGTATCACCAGATTCACCTAG